GTAAATATACATATTTCAAGATACACGAACACCGGAGGTATGTCTAAAATAATTAAAGAATAAGATGAATAGACGAACTACAAATAATTTTTTCCCGAGTCAAGTTGTAGGCGATGCTGAGAAGGTTAGTTATGAATACGGCTTAAAGGTTGCTCATGCTATCGAGCAAGAGTGGTTTGGTGACGGTTCTAATGGTAACAAGTATAATAAAGGTGCAAATAATTTTCATAATCTAAGGCTGTATGCGAGAGGCGAGCAATCGATACAGAAATATAAGGATGAGTTATCGATTAACGGTGATTTGTCCTATCTTAATTTAGACTGGAAGCCTGTCCCAATTATACCTAAGTTCGTGGACATAGTTGTTAATGGAATTGCTGAGAGGTTATACGATGTTAAAGCATACTCTCAAGATCAAGCGGGTGTTAGTAAGCGTACAGCGTATATGGAGGGTATTCTAAAAGACATGAGGCTAAAAGAGTTTGACGCGTCAACAAAAGAAGCTTTAAATATAGATTTATCTTCTACTTCTCCAGAAGAACTTCCAAGTTCACAAGAGGAACTAGAGCTACATATGCAGCTAAACTATAAACAAGCTGTTGAGCTAGCTGAGGAAGCGGCTTTAAACGTATTGTTTAAAGGCAATGACTATGATCTAATAAAACGAAGGTTTTATTACGATTTAACCGTTCTTGGTATCGGAGCTGTTAAAACATCATTTAACACTTCTGAAGGAGTTACTATAGACTATGTAGATCCAGCAAACTTGGTTTACTCTTACACTGACTCTCCTTATTTTGAAGATATATATTATGTTGGTGAGGTTAAAGAGATACCTATTAACGAGTTGGTTAAGGAGTTCCCATTCCTAGAGCATGAACAATTAGAAGAAATATCAAGGTCAAGTGGTAGGTATCCAGGCAATTCCCGTAGAAATAGTAATGATTACGACAATAATAAAGTCCAAGTCTTGTACTTCAACTACAAAACCTATATGAACGAGGTTTATAAGGTTAAAGAAACAGCTAGTGGTTCAACAAAGATATTACCTAAAGACGATAAGTTCAATCCACCAGAAAATGAGGGTTCTAAATTCTCAAGACTACAAAGGTGTATAGAGGTTCTTTACGAGGGCGCTATGATACTTGGTACAGATAAGTTGCTTAAGTGGGAGATGGCTCGTAACATGATGAGACCTAAAAGCGATTACACTAAGGTTAAGATGAATTATAACATAGTAGCACCCAGAATGTACGAGGGTCGCATTGAATCTCTTGTGAGTAGGATTACTGGTTTTGCTGACATGATACAGTTAACTCATTTAAAGTTACAACAAGTTATGTCAAGGATGGTTCCAGACGGTGTCTACTTAGATGCTGATGGATTAGCTGAAATTGATTTAGGTAACGGAACAAATTATAATCCACAGGAAGCTTTAAATATGTACTTCCAAACTGGATCTGTTATCGGTAGGTCGCTAACTCAAGATGGAGATCAGAATGCTGGTAGAATACCAATTCAAGAGATATCAAACAGTAGTTCATCTGCTACTAAAATGCAGGGTTTAATTAGCACTTACAATTACTACTTGCAAATGATTAGGGATACAACTGGTTTAAACGAAGCTAGAGATGCCTCTACGCCAGATTCAAAATCATTAGTTGGTATACAAAAAATGGCAGCTGCAAACTCAAACGTAGCGACTAGACATATACTACAGAGTGGAATGTATTTAACAGCTGAGGTTGCGGGCGCACTATCACTTAGAATATCTGATGTATTAGAGTATTCCCCAACAAAAGATGCTTTTATACAGTCTATAGGAGTACACAACGTAGCTACTCTAAAAGAAATGTCGGACTTACACTTGTATGATTTTGGTATATTCTTAGAACTAGCCCCTGATGATGAAGAGAAACAATTATTAGAAAACAACATTCAAACTTCAATACAACAGCAGTCTATTGACTTGGAGGATGCTATTGATTTAAGGAATATTAGAAACGTGAAGTTAGCAAATCAAATGCTTAAGATTACTAGAAAGAACAAAGCGGCTGAAAAACAAAAACAAGAACTCGAGATGACGGAGGCTCAAGGAAGATCACAAGCAGAAGCCTCGAAAGCAGCTGCTGAAGCTGAAACACAAAAAGCCCAAGCAGCCCACGCTTTAAACATAGAGTTGGAGAATGTAAAGTCAGGGAATAAAACTCAGCAAATGCAAATGGAGTCTGAGATTAAAAAAGAACTAATGCAAATGGAGTTTGAGATAAACATGAAGCTTCAGAAAATGAACATGGAAGAAATTGACATGAAAGATACGGTTAAAGAAGATCGTAAAGATGGAAGAACAAAAATGCAAGCATCACAACAAAGTGAGCTGATTGACCAAAAATTAAACAAGAAACCACCTAAAAACTTTGAATCCTCAGGTAATGATATTATGAGTGGGGAATTTGGTTTAGGAGGATTTGGTCCTAAGTAAGAATTATTAACTATTATTATATTATATTATGGCAGAAAAAGAAGAGCCAATCGCAAATGACGATACCGGCAAGATTAAAGTAAAGAAAAAGGAAGCAAAACAACCAGATGGTAACGAGACAAAAGGTAATGTTACTAAGGTTGCAGCGAAAATGAAGAAACCAGCCGAAGCTGTTGAACCAACAATTACAAAGGTTGATTTAAACAATCCACCAGAAGAAAAACCAGTTGAAGAGGTTAAACCTGAAGCTGAAGCGCAAGAGGTAGAAAAACAAGATGTACCAGCGTTAGAGGAAATTACTAACGAAGAGGTTGCTGAGGTAGAGGAAAAGATTGGTGAAGCTGTGGCTGAGGCTGTAGTTACTGGAAAACCATTACCAGAGAACATACAAAAACTAGTAGACTTTATGGGGGAAACTGGTGGCGACATAAACGACTATGTGAAGCTCAACAAGGATTATGGTGAGATGGACAACCAAGATCTATTACGCGAGCATTATAAGCAAACAAAACCTCATTTAAATTCAGAAGAAATTAGCTTCCTTATGGAAGATCAATTCTCGTTCGACGAAGACGTAGACGACGATAGAGAAATACGCAGAAAAAAATTAGCGTTAAAAGAGCAAGTTGCGAGCGCTAAAACTCAACTGGAAGAGAACAAATCCAAATACTATGAAGAGATTAAAGCTGGAAGCAAACTTACGAGTGAGCAACAAAAGGCAATTGACTTCTTTAATAGGTACAACAAGGAAGAAGCGAGTAACAAAGAGGTAGCAGATAAACAAAAATCTACTTTCTTAAATAAAACCGAGCAGGTTTTTAACGACAAATTCAAAGGTTTTGAATACGAGGTCGGAGATAAGAAATTTAGGTTTAATGTAAACAACGCTGAAGCGGTTAAGGATACCCAAGCAGATATTAATAATTTTGTCAAGAAGTTCTTGAATGAAAATAATGAAATGTCAGATGCGAAAGGTTATCATAAATCTCTATATACAGCAATGAACGCTGATGCTATCGCTAAACACTTTTACGAACAAGGTCAGGCTGATGCTATGCAAGATAGCGTTTCTAATGCTAAAAACATAGACATGAGTCCTAGACAATCACATGGCACTGTAAGTGCTGGTGGTATAACCGTAAGAGCTTTAGGTGATAACTCTGCTGATTTCAAATTTAAAATTAACAAAAAATAACAATTTAAAAAATAAATTATGGCAATTACAAACGGTGGTAGTTTAAATAGTGTTCCTGCTTCAAGGCAGCAAACATTATCTACAAACTACCTAGATTTTACGTCCGGTAACAATGACTGGGCACAACAATATTTACCAGATCTTATGGAGCAAGAAGCTGAAGTTTTCGGACCGAGAACTATTTCAGGATTTCTTTCAAAAGTAGGAGCTGAAGAGTCTATGACTTCTGACCAAGTAGTTTGGTCTGAGCAATCAAGATTACATTTATCTTACACGGCTACGGTAGCAGTGGCGGGTGATGTAAACGGTACAATCGCAATTACTGCTGATATCGATGGAGATACTGCGGTAGGTGCTACGGCTAGTAGAGTTCACGGTATTAGAGTTAACGATATGTTATTAATCGCACAAGCTGGTGTTGTAGTTAAAGCTTTAGCTGTTGAAACTCCAAACTCAAATGTTGTTTCAGTTGAGCCTTATGCTACAGCTGCTTTATCAACATTA